TTCTCTTCCTCCTTCTTCTTCCTCCGATTCTCTTCCTCCTTCTTCCGTCTAATTTCTTCTAACTGTTTTCTTCGGATCTCTTCACTTTGTTTCCTTTGAATCTCCTCTTCCCTAGCTTTACGGATCACCTCTTCCTCTTGTTTATTTCTCTGTTTTTTCAAATCGTTTTCTTGTCGTCTCCGATTATCATTGAGTTTTTGTTGTTGACGTCGTCTATTTTCTTCTTGGCGTTTACGATTACGATTAAGTTCTTCTCTTTTTCGCTGTATATTGTTTCGTTCTTTGTTTAAATTATTTTCTTTTTGTTCAATTTGTTTTTGTAGGTTATTAATTTGATTCTGTAACACCTGTTTTTCCTTATTGGTTGCATTTTTCATTTCACGCCTGGCTTCATTAACTTTAGAATTTGCCGCGTTTAATTGCTTTTGTAGATTTTTTAGTTTTACCTCAGAAACCGCGGTGGCAGTTAATATTTTAGCTGCAGCATTTGCTTCCATATTTTCTTTATTTTTTAAACGTTGTTTTTCCAACTGATTAAGTTTCATATTTTTAGCATTCAGATTGTTTAGACGTCTTTGTTCGGCTTCGGACATTTTTTTACCCGCGTTTTCCATGTTCTGTAAACGCCTTTGTTCGGCTTGGTTTAATTTTATTTGGGTATTTATATTTTTGGCGTCAAGATTATTTAAACGTTTTTGTTCGGCTTCGGATAGTTTTTTCCCCGCATTTTCCATGTTTTGTAAACGCTTCTGTTCGGCTTCTTCTATTTTTAATTTAGCTACCTCCATTTCTCCAATCTGTTTTTCAATGTTAGCATTTTTGGAATCTAACTCCTTTTGTAAGTTCTCAGTCTTTTTTTCCGATGCTTCCCTTATATTTTCTATATTCTTCTGGGTTTGATTTTTTATATCGTTCATGTTTTGTTTTATTTTGTTAACCAAAGCTCTCGCATTATTGACTTCTTGTTGTGCCGCTTCACCACCTTCTTTCTTGGCATTAGCAACTTGTTGATTAAGATTTTTCATTGCATTTTGAAGTCTTTGCTCAGCTTTCTGCTTATTTTGGTTTGATTTTTCTCTAATTTCTGAAATTCTCAAATTGGCGTTTTTTTTTAGCGCATTAATTTTTTCCTTATTTTCTTTATTTTTGTTGAGCAACTTTTGTTCAAGATTTTTGATCTTTTCTTTTTGATTATTAACATTGTTAAAAGGATTACCCCCACCCTCTCCAATTCGATTAGTTACGACATTTTTACGTTCGGGTCCTTGAACGGGGCGATACGTGTTTTTGTAATAACCCGTTCCTTCATTATTAGTTTTGAACACATATCCATTTTTGGCACCATTAAACTTATCTGACTTGATGAAGTTTTTATTTTTTTTACCCCCAAATAAACCTGTAAATAGTGGTTTAGATTTTGGAGCTGCGGAACGATTTCCACCCAAAAATCTGGGTTTTTCATCTCTCCTAAATAATCCGTTTTTAGGGAACTCCGTTTTATTACGTCCATTTGGTTTGTTAAAGTTATTTCTGATTTCTGTATTATTGAAAGCAGAATTGTTGTTCTTGAACCCATTGTTCTTGAACCCATTGTTCTTGAACCCATTGTTCTTGAACCCATTGTTCTTGAACCCATTGTTCTTGAACCCGTTGTTCGTTGCTGCGTTGTTCGTTGCTGCGTTGTTTGCTGCGTTGTTCGTTGCTGCGTTGTTTGCTGCTACGTTGTTCGTTGCTGCGTTGTTTGCTGCTACGTTGTTTGCTGCTACGTTGAAATTATTTACAAATTCCTCTTTTTTTACTACGACACCCCTTTTCCGTCCGAACTTAACAGGTTCGCGGATATTCATGTATCTGAGACGTCGTCCAATCGCATCAATAATTTGAATTTTCGTCAAAGGCTCTAAACGTTTAAGACCTATTTTAGATGCAATTCTTCTGAGATCAGCTCGTTTTGATGAAGAGTCGAAAAGAATTTCATAATCACGCACTTTGAGTGGTGATTTTTTGTCGATTAAATAGGTTCGACTTGAATTCATTATCAATGGTGGGAGGGGTAATTTGTCGTCATGTATATCGTCATATACTTGACATATTTCTTTCCTTGTTAGTGTAAGGTTGTCCCCTGTGTTAAGCTTTATAAGCTTCCGGAGAATATCTATATCCGCGTCTGGATCACACGCGTCTATCATATGTATTATACTAACAAAAAAAAGTATTTAATTTAAAAATCCCATATTATATAGTTTCACCTTTTCTTCGTATGACATGTTAAAGTCGAATACATTTGTATTCTCTACGTTTACTTCTATGATTTTGATTGGTTTATCATATGTATACCTATTTGATAGTGTTGAAAGAATCAACGATTCAACAAATTGCTTTGGATTATCTATATTCTCCTGAAAAATATTATTTGATTTTATTTTTATACATGTAATTTCATGTGACTTTTTATCTATAAATGGTGTTAGCGGATACTGTTCCATAGTACCTCCATCAACGTATGTATATCCATTATATTTTCCACAAGCAAATATAAAAGGAACTGCCATGCTCATACACACCGCATCTATTACTTTCATATCCGGGTGTGTATCTTTTGAAAAATATACAGTTTGAGATGTATTCAAACAAAATGCTGAAATATATATTTTCATATCAATTTCCTTGAATGTTGGGTCGAAACCACACACATCCACCAGTTTTTTTCGTATTGGATCTACATCCACAAATCCAAATTTATTATAAAATGACCTAATTTTAATTTTCATAAGTTGTTGGATATCTATTGATAGTGAGGTTGTAAGAATCTCATCTACAGTCATCCCCGTAGCTAAAAATAATGTTATAATAGCACCCGCAGATGATCCCGAAATTTCTTCAACATCAACTAAATCATTTTCCAATACCTTTAAAGCCCCAATTAAAGTAAATATACCCATCGCCGCGGGTCCTAATATAAGGTATTTCATCCTTCTTCTTAGTAGAATTGAGGAAATTGACGACGTAAAAGCGCGAAAACCACCGCGAACACTACGGCGTGGGTGAGAGTTGCTGGGATACTGGTTTGTCCCGACCGGAGAACGCCACCAGATCCTGGTGGGAGTGTAAGGAGGAGACCTGGGCTGAGAGCAATGAAGAGAGTTGTAGTCACGATGAGATCGGTCTTTGTGAGAACAATACCCATAGCCTTTGCGATGAGACTGTAAACGAGGAAGAATACGAGCGCGTGGAACAAAACCGCCATTTGATTTGTTTTCCCGTTCATGAAGTTTAATTTTTTTCCATTTGTGGTTAATAAAAAACCTGGGCTGAGAGCGAGGAATAGACCGGCTGGTATGGCAACTTTCTTTGACGTAATGTCGGGAATCATTTAATATATACGAATAATATTTTTCGCAAACCCCACAAAGTCATAAAAGGATGTGCCCCGTAGGATTTCTTCGTAGAGACCGTTGTCCATTACACAACGCCTGATGTTATTCCATGTGTGAGACAAGCGTTCTTCGTAATATTGGGTTTGCTCCTGGTATTCCCAAGTCACACGTGTCATGGAATTGTTATGTTCTTGGAAACAAAAATCAACAAAGTCCCAATAGTCTCCTGAATGGGTGAGTGTGGCATCTTCGAGAAGAGTTCTTGTCAGGTTCCATAACATGGTGAGTTCATCTGAATATTCGACTTCCCAGTCATGAATATTCAGAGGAGTGTTGTCATTAATTTCATCGTCATCACTGGCGTAGGTGTCTAGGCCAGTGGTAGCTTCATAAACGTATTGGCTCCAAACCATTGTAGTTACTTATTTTCTTGTTCGGGTTTTTCCTTTATACCAGTTAACGAAAGAGAGGTAGATTCTTTCACTTTAAGTCCATCCTGAATGGCATTTAGGGCTCCTTCGACCTTTGCCTCGTCTCCTGCAAAAAACTTCAACAGTCCATCCTTCACTGCTTCCTTGTTAATACCAGACTTTCTCACGGATTTCCGAAGACTAATTTTCCCCTTCCTGAGGTTAATGGTATCAATACCCTGACCAACCATATTCTTTTTAACAATCTCCTTGAGACGTTTTTCTTCCTGGTTAAGAATTTTGATATCAGCTTTCGCTTCAGAAAGTTGTTTGGTAAGATCTACAAGCTTAGAAACGTTCTCAGATAGTTCGTTTGTAACAGTAGTCATTCTATTGTTTCTTATATTCTAATCTTTAAGCGCACAAACCACGCTGCATGGTATCTGGAACAATGGTGGAGTTGTTCCAAACGAATGGCTCCTTGGAGTTTGGTGGATCGGCACGGACCTGTTGGTTCGCGTTGCGGAGAGCACCACCCACAGTCTCTGGGAACCCAATCTGCTTACGGGGTTCAAGGAAGTTTTGGCCCTTGAGGATGTCTTCTGGGGCAAACTGTCCGAAGTCCTCCTCGGAAGCGACTTCGCGGGGGAGAAGCGATGACGCGAGCCCGGTGCCCTGTTTCATACCACATGTCGCCTCACCTGGGGCCGCGGATGGTCCAGCGGATGGGAAGGCGGTATATTCCTTGACAGAGTATTCGGATTTGTCCATGCAGTTAAATAGGAGGTATACCACAACCACTACAGCGAGGATCATCACAAGTTGTTGAACACGACCATTAGTCTTCATCGTCTTTTATATATCATAAACAAATTTTTTTTTATTGATCCTCTGGGGTAATAAATGCAAACCCATCTGGATAAGTATCCAAAATCGGGTCATCATGAACCCTAACCTGGACAACATTCCAAGATGGACCAAAATTTTTCTTAGCGAACCAAAGTCCGGCGAATTCGAGAATGACATCACACACCTTTCCTGGCTGTACCGATTCGGTATCGATAACTTCTTGCTTTGAATTATACACCCTGGTCACATCAAGTGGGTCGCCTGTGATTTCCTGACTGACGTGGCTGGATGTGTATGCCGCCGTAATTACATTGTCTGATAATTTTCGTTTGAACCACGTCTCACAGTTCTCAACAGCTGCCACGAGGTTGCCTGTATCAACTTCTTGGATCTTGTTCATATTATCGTTAGAGGAGAGGTCGAAAACGAACTCTCCTGATACATCAACAACCTTAACACCATCGACTTGCACGAGACACTTCCGCTTTTCATCAGTCAACGCTTTGACAAAGTAGAGACCATCTTCACCCTTTACCGGGGGATTGTATAACATGTTATGTGTATAATGTGTATTATTTCTTTAACCCAATAAACGGGATAGCCGCTGCTCCCCTGAGTATTGGCTTTGGAACCCATTTATTTCTAGAACCCTTGTAACCATATAACGTTCGATTAACATTTATATTATTTGGTAAATTCTTAGCTTCGTTTGTTCTGAGGGAATATTCATTTTTCACATAGTTGTGACTAGAGTTCTGCTTCCATTTTAGGGTATTCAGGTTGAAGCGCTGGTCGCCTGACGTATTTGAAAATCCCTCGACCTTTGTTCCCTTTAGGGTGGGTTTTAACCCGTGGACAAGTTGTTTCGATAAACGTTCCTTTTGTGGAGGGGTGGTAAATTGTTTGTATTTGTAGGGATCTATCCGGGAAGCTTTGGACATTGGCACATTTTTAAACACATATCGCCGCTTGGTTGCTGTAACGATCTTGCGTTTCACTTTTGCGAAGATGGTGTCAATTGCATCATTTGTTGACACCGTTGTGGTCACCATTTTAGATAATCGAACCAATCGTTGACGATCTTTTTCCTTCTTTTCGGGGCGAAGTTTCAATTTATGCATAAGATATATATCTTCAATTAAAAAGTCACGTCCTGCGATAAAAATATTATTGTTTCTAATAAGTTTATTCGTGATGACGTGTCTGTATGTAACTCCCTTCTGTTTACTAAAAGAGACGTCGTACCCAAATTCGTCTGGGCGCATAAATGGAATGTCTAATATTCCACCAACATTCAAATCTTGAATACGTCCCATTTTTGGTGAGAACACCCGTACATTCATGTCCAATGCAAATAGTTCAACATCTATGAAGATGTCACCTTTACTTGGTGTATTTTGGGTGCCAAGCTTCTTTTTCTTGATGAGGGTATACCGTCGTGTGACATAGGGTCCAGTTTGTTTGAATCCCAAACCCAAAAATTTAAAAATTTTGGAGTTTAGTTTATTTGCTTCAATGATTCGTTTTTTTAATCGAAAGTTCAATTTTTGTGCAATTTGTCCAAGCTTGTCCCACAATATTAACTTAACTGCCTGAAGTTTTCCAAAATACTTGGAATCTTTTTTCATCCGTGGAACAAATTTTACATCTATGTCTGTTGTAATGATTCTATCTTTGAATGGAACATACATGTTATAGGCTTCCCCACCACTAATAATCAAATCTCCCATAGTTTTCATGACTTCATTGATTTCACCCACTGTGTCAAGTATAATATCACGTATCGAGTCGGTTACGATAACATATACCATTTTTTCGAAAGTCTTCGTTGAATATTTACTGTGAAGACGATCCCTAAATTTTTTTAAATCTCTCGGTTCATTTCTGTCATAGTATTTTTTCAACTTAACATCGTTGAACAACATGTTTTCATTTAAAAATTTATCAATGACACCCTGTGGATAAATTGTGCTGTCCATTATTATAATAGTATAAAATATTTCTTATATGAATAGACTTAAAGACGACATCCTTATGATAGATATAATGTCTCTCGAAACCATTCAATCTGAAATCGCCGCTCTCCGCAACGACGTCAAGACTCTCACTAAGCTTGTCCGCAAGGTCAAGAACACCCAAGAGGATCCAGATGGTGAGAAGGCTAAGAAGCGTTCTGAGAACAACGGCTTCAACCGCAAACAGGAAATCACACCTAAGTTGCGTGCATTCCTCAGTCTTCCAGAAGGTGAACTTATCTCTCGCTCTGAGGTGACCAAGTTCATCAACAAGTACATCACTGAGAAGGGCCTCAAGCACCCCGAAAACGGTCGTCAGATTATCCTTGACGATACCCTAAAGGATCTCCTCGCACCCCCCGCTGATACACAGGTTACTTACCTTAACCTCCAGAAGTTTCTCTCCCCCCATTACGTAAAAAAGGCTTAAAAAAATAATCATTAACAATAATAAGAATGTTTGTTGAGAAGACTCAAATTGAACAACTTGTTGGTACAAAGATCAAAAATCTTGATTTGTACCAAAAGGCTTTTACCCATAAATCTGCTCTCAAAGAGTATAAACAATTTACTGAATCATTCGAGACCCTAGAGTTTATAGGTGACTCTGTCCTAGGTTTCGTTATTACTAAGTTTCTTTTCGATCGATATGAAAGTCGTCAAGAAGGTTTCCTCACGAAAGCTCGTACAAAGCTTGTTCGTGGTGAAACACTTGCAAAAATTGCAAGTCATTTGGGACTTCAAAACTATATCATCATGGATGAGAAGGGGATGCGGAATGGGTGGAATAACAATTCAAATATTCTCGAAGATGCATTTGAGGCTCTCATTGGTGCAATTTATATGGATATCGGTCTTATTCACGCTAAAGAGTTTGTATTGAGAATTTTTACAAACCCCGAGATTGTTGATTTGAATATTATCATGATTGATGACAACTATAAGGATCATCTAATGAAATACTGTCAAGTGAATAATATGGATCTCCCAGAATATCGGGTGGTTGGTCAATATGAGGGTCTTTTCTACGTAGACATCTTTATTCAAAATGCATGCGTAAGTAGGGGTATTGCGAAAAATAAAAAACAAGCAGAACAAAACGGAGCTCGTATGTTCTTTCAAGTGAAAGACGAGCTTATAAATCAAGAGGAACTTAAAAGTAATAGCCCATAAACTTGTAATATGCATCCCAATGTTAAAGCTGCGCTAGAACGAGAGTATGCGGCGCAGAAGTCAGAAGAATGGTTGGCTCTCCGTGGTAAGATGTTAACTGCCTCCGATGCCGCCACCGCCATTGGTAAAAACAAATATGAAACACCTGAAGGACTCCTTCTAAAAAAATGTGGTCTTGGTGAGAAGTTCACGGGGAATGCAGCCACCAGGCATGGTGAGCTTTACGAAGATGAGGCGAGGATACTCTACGAACAGCGCCATGGGGAGGTTGTACACGAACTTGGTCTATGCCCTCACCCAGTTGAAGACTGGTTAGGTGGAAGTCCCGACGGTGTCACTGAATCTGGTAAGTTGGTGGAGATTAAGTGTCCACCTCAAAGGAAAATCATCCCCGGGGAGGTCCCAGAGCACTATATGCCTCAGCTTCAGTTATGTATGGAGATCTTAGACTTGGAATCCGCCGACTTCATTCAATACAAACCTGCGGAGACCAATTGGCCCCTACCCGAAGAATTTGACGTTGTCAATGTTCCCCGTGACCGAGAGTGGTGGAAAACCTATCTCCCAGTGATGAGGGAATTTTGGGACAAAGTCCTGTACTTTAGGGAACACCTGGATGAACTTCCACAACCTAAGTTGAAGAAGACCCGGAAGAAAAAGGAACCTGAACCTCCACCTCCCTGTGAGATTGAACCACTTACAGGTGAAGATGTTTATATCGAAGATTAAAGAGTAGCTAACTTCGTTAACATTGTTTCGAAACTGGGTATGCGATCATGATTAACACTCTTACATATTCTACCATATTTAACAAATTTTGATTCTTTCAAGTATTCTATAGGTAATAATCGTTTGATGTAATTATTGATTGTAGTATCATTTTTTTTGTAAAATGAATATAAAAAGTGTTGTACATCCGACATTTTGTGTGAGTTACGTCGAATGTTAAATCTTTTAAAATCGGAACCTCCTTCTAGAGGGCTTTTAATACCTGGGAATAAAGAGTGACCAAAATCTATAAATACGGGTTCAACCCCTTGATTTGAAATCTCGAGTGTATCAGACTTTAACTTGGCTACAATATTTCTGACAGGTACACGTCTAATTATGATGTTCCCTAACTGACAATCGTTATGTCTAAATCTCGGATACTTTTTATGTATTTTATATAAATTATATATAACTTGAAACAAAATAGATTTTCTTTTCTGTAAATTTGGTTTTGTTTTTAACCATTTATCCATACGTTTACCCTTGATATACTCGAAATGTAATGAATATTTACATACATTCTCTTTACAGGTTTTGTATCCATACACTCTGGGAACGTTAAAATCTTTTAGAAGATTGGCGATTTTATATTCCATATGTGACGTTTTATCTTTCGTAATCTTTACAGCGGAATTAGGTCCGGTTCGATAGACTGTACCATAATAACCACTCCCTATTTTAGACATATTATTTACAAATATTTAAATAAAAATTACCTAAGTGACCCACCCATTTAAGAAATCGAACCAAAACCATGACGATTGAAGAACAATACACGCATGCTAAGAACACCCTGAATGGTCGGCTTTTCGCCCCATACCAAAGAGAAGGTGTTCTCTGGATGCTTACAATGGAACAACAACAGTCTGGACCTAAGGGGGGATTTCTCTGCGATGAGATGGGACTCGGAAAGACAATCCAGTTGATCGCGACGATGTTGGGTAACCCCCAAGAACGCACACTCCTCATCGTGCCCAAGTCTATCATCACCCAGTGGGTTGAGGAGATTACGAAGTTTGCACCGACCCTAACGGTTGGTGTTTTCGATGGACCTGGTCGAAAGCTTGGGGATCACGATATTACGATCGCACCCTATTCTTTATTGAGTGTGAAGGGTGGGAAGGCTGAGGCAGTGACCCCCCTCCACGGGGTTCAGTGGGATCGGGTGGTGTTGGATGAGGCCCACGAGATTCGGAACAAGTCTTCAAAGATCTCCAAGAGTGTTTGTCGTCTTCAAGCTGGTATCAGGTGGATTGTCACTGGTACCCCAGTCTTCAACTCAATGGATGACTTTGTGACCCTCTGCCGGTTCCTCGGTATCGATAAGTCCCTTGTGCAGGGGATGACCAAGAAGATTAAGGACATCTACATTCTCCGTCGCACGAAGGACGATCTGGCTAAGATCAACGAACGTCTCAGGCTCCCTCCATGCTACTTTGAGAATGTGGAGCTGGATATGTACCCAGATGAGAGGGACATGTATGAGTTTGTTTTCAAGGAGGCTCAGGATACGATCAAGGACACCTTCAAGGCGGCAACCAGTCTCAACTACAAGAACATGGTCATTTTGGAGTGCCTTCTCCGGGCGCGACAGTGCATGATCTGGCCCCAAATGTACCTGGATGGGGTTGCGAAGAAGAACGAGACCAACCCTGAGCAGTGGGTTGGGCGTTCCCATAAGATGGAGACCCTCTTCGAGATGATTAGGGGGCACCCCCAAGAGAAGACTCTCATTTTCTGTCAGTTTGTGGGTGAAATGAACTACATCCAAAGTCAATTGGAATGCCCTACATTCAGGATAGATGGGTCCGTCTCCAAGGAGGACCGGTGCACCCAGTTGGCTAATTTCAAGCGGGCACCACCGGGGTCGGTCTTCATCATCCAGATCAAGTCTGGTGGTCAAGGTCTCAACATTCAAGAGGCCACCAGGGTCTACATCATGGCTCCAGCTTGGAACCCCGCGACTGAGCTTCAGGCAATCGGTCGGTCTCACCGAACGGGTCAGACCCAAGCGGTCTACGTGAAGAAGATGATCTACAGGGAGACTGAGACATTTTTGAGTGTCGAAGAAGAGATGATGGCCCTCCAGGGTCACAAGTCCATAGTGTGTTCGGAGGTTTTGAACGATGAGAGGGTTAAAACCCAGATTCCTGTAAAGCGGATAAACGACAAGATTTCAATCTTGGACATCAAGAAAATTTTCAGGGCGTAATATAAAGATGATTGGTTCCCGAGCCGAAGTTTTCCATGGCACTGCTGACATGACCGCTGGTGGTCTTGAAAAGAAAGACCTCAAGATGAAGGATGGCCGCATCGTCTCTAAGGCGGCGAGTGAGGCTGCGCTCAAGCGCATGAAGGATGAGGGTAAGAAGGCGATGGTTAAGGTCTTCAAGCCAGCGAAGAAGGGTTTCAAGCTCCAGCCCAAGGAGGGCACCGTGGCTTACAAGAAGCTCATCAAGAAAATGTAGATGTAAAGTAAGAATGACTCTCTCCAAGTGGGAAGACTCAGTGAAGATTGCTAAGATCAAACTAGGATTAGATCCAAAGGGGTTTACCCGGGTTCAGGGTAAACTCCTTAAGGAGGCTCAGAAAGTATATAGTATTTTGCTTTTGAATAGTAATAAACCGCGAACTGTTGTTGTTCGTATTAAATAATAAATTGAAATCCCTTTAAATTTTGTGGTTCGTGAACGACGAGTTGGTGGGTTTTCCACGTGCACCCAAACTTCTTGTTCAAGAAATACACGCTATTGAGCTCAGCAATAGCCTGACCTGAATTTCTTGCATATAGACCGTTTTTGATTGGCTCCTTCGCTACGGGGTTTTTCATAGAGTCGAATACCTGGGGTTTAATATTACCCTCGATATCTGTATCAACCTTAACTCGAAACTTTGGTTCGCGATCTGGGGACATTTTTAAGTTTGAGTTGAACATTGGCATAAGTTCTTCGACAGTCATAGGTTTCCCGAATATTGTATCACTTTGTTCCGATACGGCTTGAATGATTTTACCTTCAACGGCACGGAGACTTTCATAAAATTTTTTCATATAACTATCGTCTTCGTCGTAACCCTTTACAGCGAAATCGATGTTATATTTAACATGACCCACCTCTGGAACAAATCCAGATACACCAAATGGCATATACATACGGGGAAGTTGAATTCTCATTGGTGTTCCTTCTTTAGTAGTGATAACTATTTTTCGGTTATTGTAGGTATTAATCTGTAAATTATCAATAGCTCGGTCCATGTTTACAATATATTAAAACCAAAACTTTAAGCCGAACACGCGATACATTCGGGTTCTAAACTAAATTGGATTGGTCGAGCTTTAGCCTTGGATCTCAGGTAGTACATTCCAGTCTTTAGACCAGATTTCCATGCATACATGTGCATCGAAGACAGCTTAGACATTGTTGGACTTTCCATGAAGAGGTTCATGGATTGTGATTGATCGATGAAACGACCACGGTCAGCCGCCATATCGATGATACACTTTTGACTAATTTCCCACACAGTCTTGTAGAGTTTCTTGATGTTATCGGGAATATCAACAATGTTTTGAATTGACCCACCCGCCTTGACCATGATATCTTTCATTTCTTTTGACCAAAGTCCAATTTTTTTGAGATCATTCACCAGGTGCTTATTCACTACCACGAATTCACCTGCTAGTGTGCGACGGAGATAGATGTTTGTCGTATAGGGTTCGAAGCATTCATTGTTTCCCAAAATCTGTGCTGTGGAAGCTGTTGGCATGGGTGCCATTAGGAGACTATTCCTCAATCCCCTGGTCTTTATACGTTCACGCATAGCCTCCCAGTCATAGAGTCCACTAAATTTGGTTTCACCTTCCCACATCTCGGGTTGGAGGATTCCCTGTGATGCCGGGGATCCTTCGAAGGTTTCGTAGGACCCATCAATCTCGGCTAACTCTGAACTCGCCTCTAGGGCGGCATGATACATAGTTTCGAAGATATGAGAGTTAAGGAGACGTGATTCTTCGCAATCAAATGATAGACCACATAGAATGAATACATCAGCGAGGCCCTGTACACCCATACCGATTGGGCGGTGCTTCATGTTGGAATTCCTAGCAGTATCCACGGGGTAGAAATTGCGATCGATCACCCTGTTAAGGTTCTTTGTGACGGTCTTTGTCACTTCATGGAGTTTCGCGAAGTCGAAGGTCTTCGTCTCCGTGTTGACGTATTTGGGGAGGGCGATAGAAGCCAGATTACAAACAGACGTCTCGTCCTTGTTGGTGTATTCTATAATCTCAGTGCAGAGATTGGAACTCTTGATGACCCCCAAGTTCTTTTGGTTGCTCTTCATATTGCAGGCATCTTTGTAGAGCATGTAGGGTGTTCCAGTCTCAGTTTGTGACTTTAGAATGGCCTTCCAAATATCGGATGCCGGGACCGTCGATGTGGCGAGACCCTCTTCCTCATACCTGGTGTATAGGGCCTCAAATTCATCACCATAAACATCGGAAAGACCCTTAGCTGTATCGGGGCAGAAGAGGGACCACTTTCCACCTTCCTCAACCCTCTTCATGAAGAGATCTGGAATCCAAAGGGCTGAGAACAGGTCTCGGCACCTCGCTTCGTCGTCACCCTGGTTTAGACGAATCTCCAAAAAGTCCATGATATCAGCGTGCCAGGGCTCCAGGTAGACGGCGATCGATCCCTTGCGCCGACCAGCTTGATTTACGTAGCGTGCAGTGGCATTGAAGACCCTAAGCATTGGAATGATACCATCAGACTGACCATTCGTTCCTCTAATTCGGGATTTATTGGCCCTAATATCGTGAATGTGCATCCCGATGCCCCCAGCCCACTTGGATATTTGGGCACACTCGGTGAGGGTCCCATAAATACCGTTAATGGAATCCTCCTTATTGGCGATCAGGAAGCACGAAGACATTTGGGGACGGGGTGTTCCCGCATTGAAAAGGGTGGGTGTTGCATGTATGAAGTAGCCTTGGGACATCTTATCGTAGGTGTCTAAAACAGATGGAATATCTTTACCATGAATACCAATAGAAACGCGCATAAACATGTATTGAGGTGTCTCTACAATTTTACCCCCAACCCTCTGAAGGTAACTCTTCTCTAGGGTCTTAATACCAAAATAACCAAAGTCGAAGTCTCGATCCGTTTTGATGTACTCTTTCACCTGTTGGGCAACCTCTACAACTTCGTCTGTGATTATTTTACATTTTTGGAGTTTTCTCATGGCGAGGTGAAAATTGTTGGGGCAAACCTTGTGGATGTTGCTTGCAACGAGGCGGGTGGCGAGTGTTTCGTAATCTGGATCAGAGGTGATCATACCGATACAAATTTCAGCTGAGAGTATGTCAATTTCCTGTGTAGTTATTCCATCATATAGAGATGAAAATACCTGTTGCGCTACTTTGGTGGAATCGCAATTTTCGGAAAGTCCCTGTGTTAAGTTCTTGATCCTATTGGTGACGTTGTCAAATTTCATATCCTCAATACGACCTGAGCGTTTAGTGACCCTCATATACTTTTCAATCAATTTTTATTTTTAACTTACTTCCCACATTCAAGATCTTTGCTTCGCACTGGAACTGACCCCGCAACTTCCATGCGGCGGTTAGGTTGGAGAAGGTAGGAATTTACATAGAATGGAACACTTTCACCAGGTTTCGCTACTGGTGCATACGACCCAACAAAGCAGTCTGGTGGATCCAGTGGAATTTTTTCTGTGTTTTGGGGTTTAGAATCATACACCTGGTTGAAGTCAGCGTAGTTCAGCATTTAATATCTACAGACAAATTATTTTCGGAGACTATATTAAATGTGTGACAATTTACACCTCAACTCAATCAAGCAGTGTGAGACTCCTCTGAATACTCTCTTTTTTTCAGAATTTAACAAAAATCTTCTCCAGCGGGGAATTCGTCAGGCCTTTAAGAACAAAAGTGGTATTTCGATTGATTACCAAAACCCTAACGACCTTTACGGTATAATGCGTGCTGTATTCATAAGCAACTCGGGTGACCATAACAGAGAGGTAAACAAGCAGGTGAAATTAATGAATGAACGTGTCATTAATACCGCATTATCCCAAATTCAAACCGGTGTTGCACAGTATATTACTTACGCGAATGATATCGATACTATTAGTGTACCCAACGATCTCCCAAAGAACGTTAGTTTGAAGGGTAAGAGACTACCCAAAAACGAAAAAATTGGAATCTATTAAAGAATATACACCATATTAGATTAAGAATGAGTTTAAATTATTACAAAGTAGAAACAGAAAAAGTCTGCAAAAGTAAGGGGTGGGATAGAGCCGCCATTGATACTGTTTGGCTCCTTTTGACGGAAGAGTTTGGAGAACTTGCATCCGCAATTCGACAACACAAAAAAACATTCAAAAAAACAAATTTGAAAAAGGTTAGAGGAACTGACGTGATGATGGAAATGGGTGATGTTTTCAGTTATCTTTTTCAGTTGGCCCACATGTTGAATGTTGACCTAGATGAAATGTGGACCGAACATAAATATAAACTGAAGGATAAAAATTATAATCTAAAGTAATAGTAATTATGCTCGGCGAACAAGAGGCAATCGATCACGTGAATCCATTTGTCACACATGATTTTTCACTACCAGGTACTGTGAGACAGACGGGGCCTTTTGAAGATTATAAAGCTCCTCTCCAGAATAAAAGCGCATTTGAGGATGAAAAGAAAAGTGTGTATTGCGGATTTGGTCTCTGTGAAGATGAAACAAAAATAAATGACACCTTTTCGACGATACATCCGAAACGTAATATCGATTCAGGTGATTGCATTGAGCGTCAGGCACCATTTATTTCGAGTGAAGCGATGAACGTCGAAAACAACTTGTCAAACGTATCACTTTTGGGATATACACTTTGTGCCGCAATTATTCTATATTTAGTGATATTGCGTGTAAAACGTTAAAGAAATATTCGAGACGTGATTTACTCTTACACTCTTGAATAGCATCTGTGATGTACTTTCTACAAAATTCTTGTAAGAATTCCACTTGCCAAGCACTCTTTTTATTAATATGGGGTGGTTGAAATGTTGGGTCTACAATTTTTGTTGCATGGAGGATTCTGATAAAATGACGAATCTCGAGTTCTTCATCGAGGATACTATCGAGATACACCTCAGCTTTCCGTTGACACACCTCAAACGTTTGGGATACCATAGTGTCCAAGAATTTTTCATAAGGAATTGAGTGCTTGAATGCACCCAACTTCACCCAGTTTCCGTGTGGTTCAGTGCTAATATAGTCAGTGTAGGTTTGGTATACACCTTTTGATTCTATATACTGATCATACCGTATTTCTGCGTATGATAAATCTGACTCTACGTCATGAACATGGGTGGCAGAGTTAACAAAGCGTGTCATTATAAAGAACGTGAATGTATTCTTTAAACACCTAAGTCACGATATACTCGGTATAAGTTTACCTTGAAATGTATTCTAAAATTGCTAATAATAGTTTTTCTTACCTCCTAACTATAAACGAATTTAGAAATCAAATACCCGCAGAAATTCGTCCATCATGGATAAAAATTACAACGATAACAATGGTTTCAAGTTTCGTTCAGGCGATCGATATTAATAAATTACGAAAAATCTTCAATGAAATTGGTTCATTCAAAATGAGACGAGATAATTCTAAAATGGATGGTTTTGAATGGAAACTGAAGCCGACAACTTTTTACAACCAGGTTACACTCACATATCACGACACCTATAGCACAAAATCGGTAAAGGTATTCCCAAACGGTAGTGTTCAGGTTGCGGGGTGTTGTGACCTATTTGATTGTAAACGTATCATTACCCAACTCACCTACATCTTTAAGACTTTTTTGGGTATGACAAATACAATTCCGGTAGAATCATTCAGGGTTGTGATGATCAATTCTAACTTTAGTTTAAACTACAACATAAATTTGAACTTGGTTGCTGATTGGTTCGAAAACTATAATGATATTTTTAAAGTTTCATTTGAACCAGATCGGTATTCCGCAGTTAAAGTAAAATTTAAACCAGCCCATGATATGAAGGAAATTACGTGCAGTATATTCAGCACAGGCAAAATCATAATTACGGGGGCGGAGACTCTAAAGGAGATTGCATTTGGTTACAATATAATCAATTGCCACATTAACGAAAATTCCAGGATTAGAGTAAGTCCGACAACTGACACCGATATTTTCGATATATTTTTAGGTTACAGGTGTGAACCCTTTGTAAAGGTTCTCAGAGCGAAGGGTTTTGAATCGTGGGTACAAACAATATCCAATAGACAAATTAATTTCTAGGTGTAATTTAATACAAGATGTCTCAACGACTTGGCATGGCCGATGGTCGGTGCTTTACAATAAACTCGTCAGCCCAGCTTCTCAATAACTACGTTATGCAAAACAATGGCATATCATTCGAAGATAATTATTCTTATAGGAAACTCCTCCAAAAATCTGGACCCGAACTTCTCCAGAAAGTCCAGAATGAACAGGGAACAACCAGGTGCCATGATTGCAACAAACCCCTAGTCGATACCTCCAAGACATACTGAGCTAAATTATGAAAAAAACTTTAAAACCATACTCTAGAATGTCAACATGTTCCATATGTCTCAATGAAGTTAAACCAACGAGGAATAATCCACCTACTCGTTGTGGACATATGTTTCATTCCCACTGTCTACAGGAATGGAAAAATAAAGGTAAAAATACTTGCCCAGTTTGTAGAAAAGTTTTTGATGCTTCCCAATTTAAAGTTGTAGTTACTGTGCAAAACAATCACACAGTTAGGTCTAATTCTGTGTCATTGAATGAAAATGTTACAATGGATGTTATCGATTTATTTGATCTTTCATTTGACGGGATTGAAAATTTGATGGATTTAGACAGTATTCTTTCTGACCTTGGGGTGAGTCTTTCCGACTTTGATTCCGGTATTTTTGACGCAGAATGAACTACAATATGTCTCATAGTTTAAACCTGGGTAGTTTCTAGAAGCTTTACGAGGATCTTTTATGACCTTTCCCTTGGCGTCAGTCAGAAGTGGACCAGTCGCCCACCCACGCTTGTGACTGAAGACATTTGCTCGAAATATAAGCCTCTTACCCACTTTGAATTTACCAGCAGCGCGGATTCGTGCCATGGGAACTTTGAAGAATGTTGCGATTGATTTTATTGTATCACCTTCTTTGATTTTATATTCAACCACACTATGTTGTTTGTAAAAATGAAAATCACCTTGGCGAATGTAGTTGGTTGGTCTCCCAGGAGAAACGAACATCATGACTTTGTAGTATCCCTTTTTACATTTCTTATCGCCATCCACCCTGTAAACCTTCTTAGGGTTGTCAGATATGACACGTTTGGGTAAACCTGTGCAATGGGTATAATTATGGTTTCCATTTGACATACCAGAACGATCTCCTGGGATGGATTTTTGCCAACGGTATGCTTCGTAATCACCCACAGCATATGCGTAACAATTATTATTGTTTATACCCCTAGTAGAACCCCACATTTTCGTGGTATATTTGGGTTCAGATCCATTCACAGGAGGAGCTACCATATACTTCGATTAGAAAAAAATCTACGTATTTAATAAAATGATTAAGGAAGTATCCAAATCCCAAAACAAGTCTGACGCAGTCACCGAGTTTCTCATCTTTGTGCTCACCCTTCTCATCAGCACATTCATTCTTCGTCTCGTGTGGAACAGGTCTCTCGTGAAGCACATCTCCATCCTGAAGCCCATCAAGAACTTGATGGACGCTTTCATCCTTGCTTTATCTATTAGCGTTGTTCGCGGCATCTAAACTTCCTTAAATCCTACAACCCTTTCACCATTTTGGTCGACCATAGTTGGAAATCCCTCAACACCCGGACAGTCCTCTTCTTCGCAGTCGACAAATGTGTATGATTTACCATTCTTCTTCATGTATTCAATCTGTTTACGAGTCCAGCCACAACCCATGGACCCGTAAATAGTCCATTTATCACCATCTTCTATTGGTGCCTGACCAGTTCTCACGAGAATCATTACATTAACGATCACGAGAATTACTAGAGCAATCATATTTTATTATAGGTAAATATTAAAATGTCTTCAACTGAATTTACTATTGGAACTAAGAATGTCACACTCAAGTACACCAGGAAAATGCCCCGTGGTGAAGTTGAACGGATGAAGTCATTCGTCACTAAGGATGGGGTGAAGCTCACCAAGACCCCAAAGTTTAAGATACTTTCCGAAGTCGATGAGGGCACTAAGCGCACATTCAAGATCGTACTTTAATCATCTCCGTCTGCGGGGGATTGGCTTGGGAGTACCAACCTCTCGCCGTTTTTTCATAACAGCTACCGCCCTCGCATATGCAGCCGCCTTATTGATTGGTGTACTGGATTTCTTTTTTGGAGCTATGGGGGGTTTCGCAAATTTTCGTGGCTTTGGTAGGGGTAAAACCTTGGTTTCACCTGTGAGGAAGGGTTTAGATAAAATATTTTCAAACCCTGGTAGGTAAAATGTGTGAGCGACATTTTTACGGTCGGTGCCAATCAATCTAAAGTCTTTAATAACCGTGCTTTTGGCACCCAAATACATGGGTGGTAGGAGAGAGTTAATAAAATTCCTCACCCCCGGGTTTTTCGTTTGCGTGGTCATTTCGTAAAGACTGTTCAAGAAAAAGTGTATATCGTATAGTTTGTGAGAGTTTCTGGAAATTCCAATGTTTTTGAAGTAGTTGTCGTTTATCAAAGGGTTTTTTATACGAGGGAAGAGTGAAAATCCAAAATCAATAATCACGGCCTCGATACCACCATTCGAAATTGTATACGTTTTATTGTTTAACTCAACTTTGATATTCTTTTCGGGTACCTTTTTTATCAAAATGTTGCCTCCATGAAGATCGTGGTGTCTGAATTTTGGATATTTTCTATGGATCCTGTAGAGATTGTAAATAATTTGAACTATAAGAGACTTTTGTTGTTCTAATGTTGGGTTGGTCTTCCACCATTTTCTTAATTCTACACCATCGATGTATTCCATATAGATGATGACTTTATCACTGCATGTCTTGTATATGTAATTTTCTGGAACACCGAAGCCCTTCAACTTTTTCGCAATTGTGTATTCCATTCGAGCTGGATTTTGTTTGATATAGTTCCGCAATTCAGCTAGGGTTACATTATTTCCGGGTAACTTAACTTCCTTGTAGGCTACATATCTCTTACCATCCCCATTCACGTTCCCCTTGAATACATTTCCATACTCCCCAGATCCAACTTTCTTTGTTGAAGGTAAATACGCTTGGGGTGAACACCCCTTTTTCCCTCTAAGAATCTTCTTGAGATTCTTCTCTATGTTGGACATTCTTACTTATTCGTAAGAAGTTTTTTTCTTCTTACCAATAGGGGCTGAATTTTTTTTGTATTTTTTTAGGATCTTAGACATCAACCTCCTCATCAACCTCTTCGTCAACCTCCCCATCCTCTTCAGGTTCTGGGAGGTCGAGGCCTTGGAAGGCGAAAGATGGAAGCTTGGTAGATTGCTCAAGGAGACATTGTTGGAGCCTCATAGTCACACCGAACTTGTTGTCGATGAACCAGATGCTGCTGAGGTCGACGATACACATCACCTTCTGTCCCTTCTCGATGGAATCAACTGGGGTAGACTCGCGTTGCATATTGTAAGCCTCTGGAACAAACGTTCCATCTGGCTTTGTGAGAATCTTGAGCTTCATGGTAGACGGGTACTGCTCCTTACCAGGGCGAACCATTGGCTTGTAGAGAGCTTCCTTAAGGACTGCGACGTTGAACTCCTTACCAAGCCACTCCTTAGAGTTCTTGGCGACGGTGTTGACGATGATTTCATCAAGTTCCTTCAGCTTGCTGTGGACGAGCATGGCATCCTCGTTGTCAGGGTCAAATGAAAGATCCAGGGAATATGTAGTGCGTCCAGTCCCCTCATCAGTAAAGGTGCTGAGACCGAAGGGGGAACGCATGAATGGGAACTGAATGTAATTTTTCTTGTTGTCGCCTGAATTAATGTAGACGGTTTTACCGCCATTCTTATTCTTACGAAGAGTGGAAAATCCCACAGAGGCGGGGGAGAACTTTGAGATTTCTTTGATAGCGAGCGACATTGTTTGGTGGTTATATATATACTAGGTGGCTGAACTTTAAGTAAGTTTTTTTTGTAAACATATATCAAAAGTATAATGGGTATGTTTAAAGATTGTGGTTGCGGATGTAACGGTCGAAAACAGCAGGACAAATTCTTGACTTCTGTAATTTCGGGTCTTACCTTCTTTATAGTCGCAAATCCCGAGACATTTCGTCTCGTTAGACGAATTTTAGGTCCCAGTATCGCAACACCAAATGGTTGCCCTTCTAATTTTGGTTTGGTTGTTCACGCGATCGTTTTCACTCTCATTGTTTGGGGTATGATGAATGTGAAAAAGGAGGGTGGTAAGAAGGGTTGTGGGTGTAAGGGTAAAAGGAAGGGTAATAAGGTTGTCGCGAGTGCACCACCTGATATGGTCGATGCCCCTAACCCTAAACCCGATTTTGGGGAACCCCAAATCAATTTTCACGAGACGGGTCGGGTTTTGGAACCCATGAATGAAATGAATGAAGATCCACTATTTAATTAGAACTCTTCATCAAACCCAATATCATCGGAGGTGTCATCCATCTTCCCATAGTCACCCACCCTCTTTTCAAAAAAATTGGTCTTCCCATCTAGGCTAATATTTTCCATAAAATCAAATGGATTCTTAGAACCCCAAATTGTGGGTTGTCCAACCTGTTTGAGAAGACGGTCAGATACATACTCTATATATTCAGACATTTTGTCCGAGTTCATCCCTATAAGGTTACAGGGAAGTGCATCTAAAATGAACCCCTTTTCAATCTCCACAGCTTCCCTAACTATGGTGTGAATCGTCTCTGTGGAAGGTTTGTTACGTAGGAGTTTGAATAGTTCGACTGCAAATTCCTGGTGAAGACCTTCGTCCCTAGAAATAAGTTCATTCGAGAAGCATAGCCCGGGCATCAGGCCCCGCTT